AAGGCCACTCGAAACGGCAAACTTGTAACCAACATTGAGGAGATGAATTCGAGGTACGGACGTATCAATTTCTATATCTCTCCGAAGCTCCTCTATGAAGAAACAGGCTATTTGTGGAAAGGAGAGAAACGCTAATGGGAACGACGATACGACCGGAGTTGTCCGAGAAGAATCCCTATTGGATTGAAAAACACCGGTATTATGAGTTGAAACATTTCTGTCTCCAGTATCCTATCTGGAAAAAAGCATACTTAGCCTTGAACGGGCTGGCTAAGAGACCGACAGATTTGGTTTTGTTTTCGAGTCAGCAGCATCTTGGTGATCCGACAGCAAAATGCGCTGAGGCGAGGATATTTTACTCCGACAGAATGGAATTGGTGAAACTGGTAGCCGAAGAAACCGATGCGGTACTTGGAAGTTATATTTTACAGGCTGTTACAAATGGCATCTCTTACGATTGTTTGAAAGCTAGATTAGATATTCCATGCTGTAAGGATGTCTATTACGACTTGTACAGACGATTCTTCTGGCTGCTAAACAAGAAGCGTGGTTGATATGAAGATTGTAGATGTTGCGGTGAAAAAAGTGTACCGATTCAACTGCCCGAATTGTCAAAGCCGGTTGGAAGCGGACAGTCAGGATTTGGAGGACATCGGCGGCAAAGTGATTAAATTCTTCTGCCCAGTCTGCCGGAAGGAACGTTATATTTCGTGGTCTGATTTGAGGAAGAAAATCGTCTATGAAGGTGAGGGTTCGCAGAAATAACAGCTCCTATTATGAAAGGAGAGTGATATTTTATGAAAATCAAAAATCCATACATAGCAGGGCTTATCCCTTGGATTGGCATCTGCATTATAGGGATTATCGGAACAGAATACCTTATCACAAGACTTTTAAAAGACTGAGCCAGCAATGGCTCTTTCTTTTTATCCTAGCTTAGAATTCCAGTACGCAGGTGACGGAAAAACATGGTATTTTGATATCTGAAAAATTCCCGGGTGGAAAATTCTGAAAAACATTTTTGAAAGGAGAACGCCTATGGAACTTGTAATTATCCTTGCAATCGGTATTGTGGTTGGCTCGATTATAACCAGGATTATCATTAGGCTTTTGGATATTGGCACTCTGCGGATTGATACTTCTGATCCGGATGGGCCATTTATGTTTCTGGAACTGTCCAAGGACGTAAATGCTGTAGCATCCAAGAAGTATGTGGTTCTGAAAGTCAACCTCAAAAATTATATTTCGCAGAAATAACAGTTCCTTTTATGGAAACTGATAAAACCAAATGAAAGGAGAAACAAAATGGAAGAAATTCGCAACTTGTTGGATGAGGAGATTAAAGCGGAAATCGAAGCATTATCTTCTCTGTCATTCGGGAGCAAAGAACGTTTGACGGCAACAGAAAATCTGGCAACGCTGTACAAGCTGAGGGTCGATGAGACTAAAACGGCACTGGACTTTGAGGAGAAATCGGAAAATCGTAAAAACGATGATGAATTCAAGAAGAACCAGTTAGCCGAGCAGGTCAAAGACCGATACTTCAAGCTGGGTATAGCCGCGGCTGAGTTGGTGCTGCCGTTGATGTTCTATGCGGTATGGATGCGCAGGGGATTTAAGTTCGAGGAGAACGGAACGTATACCTCAACAACATTCAGAGGATTATTTAACCGTTTTAGACCGACAAAGAAATAAGGAATTTGAAAGTTTCGGAACGAGAGGACGTGTGAAAAGCATGTCCTTTTCGTTTTTTCTGCGTGATTTTTACAGTCCCTATTATGGAAAGGAGATGCAAAAGAGCTCTTTATCTCTTGACTTAATACAGAGGGTAACCGTACAATAATACCGTTACTTTCAGATTATCAAGGAGGTAATGACTTTATGAGCCAAAAAATTATCAGACCCGAAGGTATGGAATTGGTAGAATACCTGAATAACGGGTATGCGATTTGCAACAAATGTGGGGCTGTAATGGAACGCAGGGAAAATCCAAACGGCGGATGTGATATTTACGCCTGCCCATTATGTGGATGGGAAGTAGATGAAATGGAGTATGAGTACGAAGATGACGAAGAAGTGGAATGGACATCAAGCGTACATAAGAGTTATGGAGGCGATATTCCGCCGGCGGGATGCAGAGCCTGTGGAGGTCCGTATCCGCATTGCAAAACGTCATGTAAAATATTTGACGATTAAAGAATTATCAACACAAGAGGGAGTCCTGACGAGGGCTCTTTCTTTTGCTTTTAGGAGGCTGATATGAGATACCATTACAAAAAGCCTACTATTTATCTTTCCATGTATGGCAAACTTTATATTTGTGAACATCCGGTTTACAACAGTTGTACTCTCTTTCAGATTAGCGATAAAGGATTGGCCGTTATTCAGCAGCGATATGATTCTGAAACAAAGAGTACGTGGTGGAGTGAGGTTGACCCCTGGCTGACAGATGATTTATATTTGCATCCGGGATTCAAGAAATACTTTGACGAACGAGCTGGAGAATGTAAAGATGGTCTCTACCCTACTGTTACCGTCCGACAGATTATGTGGGCGTTGAAGATGAAGCCAATTGCGAGAGAACGATGGGAGACGGTCTTTGACCGACGTGATATTTAGACGCCAAATTTACAGCTCCTTTTATGGAAAAATCAACAGATTTTGAAAGGAGTAAAAGGAGTATGGACGAAATGAAGATTGTGTCTAAATTCACAACGAACATGATTTCAAAACTGGTAAAGATGGTATTACGAAAAAAGCTCGGATATGATATTGATATCCAGCTTAATGAAATAAAAACCATGATTACCGATGGTAAGACGCATGTTCATCTGGATGTAGATGCTGAACTGGAAAAGGAAGAACTCGTGAAGATTCTGAAAAAGATTGGTTTGGGTTAAAGGAAATTGGGCCGCTGACACAACGGCTCTTTTTCTTTTTACGCGAAATTTGCATCTCATATTATGAGAGGAATAGACATAGCGCGCTACGGAGCTAGGGTCGTAGTAGGCAACGTGAAAACGGGAATCGACCCATTCCTCTCTTTTATTTTTTGCAGCCAATGAAAGGAGAAAACATATGGGCAAATTTACAACAGGGTTGCGACGATCATCCCCAACAATCCTAACCGCTTTAGGAATCGTCGGTGTTGTTGGTACGGCTGTAACGGCAGTACGAGCAACACCTAAAGCATTGCGGCTTATTAAAGCCAAGAAAGATGAACTGGAAACAGATAAGCTTACGCCTATGGAACTTGTACAAACGACTTGGCGATGTTATATTCCGTCAGTCTTGATAGGTATTGGGACTGTTACTTGCATCGTTGGTATTGGTGTGATGGACAAGCGCAATCAGGCGGCTTTGATGAGTGCGTATACTATGCTTAATGAATCCTATAAACAGTACCGGAAGGCAGCTAAAAAAGTTTATGGCGATGATGCGGATTCAAAGATTCAGGCTGAAGTAGCAAAAGAAACCTATATTTCGGCCGACGGGTTAGGTGTCTATTCGGCGGATATGGACCCCGAAAGTGAGAAGATTCTATGCTACGACATGTTTTCTAAAAGATATTTTACAGCAACTATGGCAGCCATTGTTAATGCTCAGTATCACATAAATCGTAATCTTCAACTTCGAGGCTACACAACTATAAACGAGTTCTATAATTTTATTGGCCTCGATGGTATTAAATACGGAGATGAAATAGCCTGGGCTATGGATGATCTTATGGAAGGAGGAATTATGTGGCTTGATTTTGAAAATCATCGCACTGTGATGGAAGACGGTTTGGAATGTTGTGTGATATCTGCTGTCTTGGAACCTAACAAATTTGATGGGGAATTGGATATTTCCTAGTTCGCAAAAATTGCAAGTTCTATTATGAAAAGGAGGTAATCGCTTTATGACTACTAAAAGTAAATTGATTAAAGTTCTTGGTCTGGCAGCGACTGTAATTGGAGTGGCGGCAACGCTTGTAACCGATTGGGTCAACGAGCAGAAGATGGATGAAAAAATCGAAGAAAAGGTAAATGAAGCACTTGCCAAAAGAGATGACGAAATTGAGGAGTCCTAACAGGGACTCTTCTTTTCTGTTCGGGAGGACCCTATGGACAGTCGAGTTATTTCAGTAATTAAAGATTACATGTTCGATTTATTTGACCCGGGAAGAAATTGGCCAAAGTATGAGTTTCGAAAAAGAAGCTATGAGCGATGGGCGGCAGAGGAAATTCTTAAGAGTATTCAACGCCATCAGGATATTCCGCCAATGAAGGTTGTAAAAGAATTTGTCCGAAGGACAGATGAATTTTCAGGTATCGAACATGACGAACGAAACGATAGTTTTATATTTTCAGTTGCGCATGACGTAGCCACAGATATCCTTGATATTCTGCGAGCTATGAATTAAATAAACACATGCATATTTGAAAGGAGAAAAATTATGAAGGTAACAAGAAAGGTGCAGTTCAAGACAAACGAAATTTGTGTAGGAGATCGGATCACGGTTAGGCTGAGTGGCTTCGGAAAGTTTACGGCTACGGCTCAGAGAGTGACAGACAAGGGAATTCTTTTCCTGTTTGATGAGGTTATCGCCCGGCATCTGATGAATGAGACCAACACCAATGAGGGCGGTTTCGACAAATCGGATATGTGCAGGTGGCTTCGCGAAACGGTTCTTCCGGCATTTCCGGAAAAGCTGAGAACCAGAATTCGTGAGATTACGCTTCCTACATACGGGGAGATTTTCGGCCATGACGATTTTTACGAAAACTTTGAGCCGGATGATGATGAGCAGTTCGAGCTTATGAAGCGGCGCGGAAACAGAGTTTGTGATTTTGAGGATGACTGGTGCTGGTGGTGGCTTCGCAATGCGACCAAGAGGAGCGTTTCTTCGGCTCGTTTCGCCCGTGTGTACGGCAATGGCCATGCGTACTACAACAGCGCTTCGACCTCTGACGGGGTTCGTCCGGAGTTCTGGTTGGTTAAATAATCGCCGCCCCTTGTGGGCGGTTTTATATTTTTGAAAGGGGATGCGCTTATGTGTGACCAGATTCGAAAGGAGAACATCGATGGACAAAAAAACAATAGCGGCAGCTATCCGAAACATGCGAACTGCCGTGAAAAAACACAGTCCGGAAATTCTAACCGGTATCGGGATTGCCGGGATGATTACAACAACCGTGATGGCGGTGCGGGCTACACCAAAGGCTCTAATTCTCATTGAAGAAAAGAAGGATGAGCTGGAGGTAAACGAACTTACACCGAAAGAAATCGTTCAGGCTGCATGGGCTTGTTATATTCCAGCGGCTGTGACAGGCACTGTTTCGATAGCCTGCTTAATTGGAGCCAGTTCAGTAAATATACGGCGCAGAGCGGCGCTTGCTACGGCTTATACACTTTCAGAATCGGCTTTGAAAGAGTATCAGGAAAAAGTGGTGGAAACCATCGGGGAGAAAAAAGAACAGAGTATTCGGGATGCGGTTGCCAAGGATAAAATCGAGAAGAATCCGGTAAGCAATCGTGAGGTGGTTATTCTTGAGCGTGGAAACACTCTCTGCTTTGATACGGTATCCGGGCGATATTTCAAGTCTGATATCGAGAAGATAAAGAAAGCCGTCAATGAGCTTAATCTACGAATGCGGGATGAGATGTATATTTCCCTGAACGAGTTCTATTACGAAATCGGGTTGAACGGGACTTCCATCGGGGATGAACTCGGCTGGAATATCGACCAGGGATATATTGATGTGTCGTTCAGCTCTCAGTTGGCTGATGACGGAACGCCTTGCCTTGTAATCGAGTATCACATCGCTCCGAGATACGATTTCAGCAACGGTTAATGCGCGAAAAAAACAATGGCTTTAATGGAAGAACCACCTATTTTTCTAACTATGAAAGGAGAACAAAAATGGAAGCTAATGAAATTATGACGAACGAAGAGGTTATGGAAACCACTACTGAGGAAATCGTAAAGGCAAGTTCCGCTGGCGGCTTTAAGACCGCGGCTGTTTTCGGATTGGTGTTTATTGCCGGCTATGTGGCTGGTAAGTACATCATCGACCCGACGATAGCCCGCATCAAAGCCCGTAAGCTGAACAAGCAGATGGTTGAGCAGGATGATTTCGAGGACTTCGAGGAAGCAACTATCGTAAGCGAAGAAAATGTTGAAGATCCGGAATAAGGATTAGAAAACAGGGTTCGGACGAGGGAGAGTACCTGAAACAAGGTGCTTTCCCTTTTCCTTTTTGCAGGAGGTGTTTTTATGAACCAGTATGCGTATGACGGACCGGTTATGGAGTTTGAAAACTGTGTCGCGCATCGTTGGAAATCGACCACCTATGCCGTGTCTGAGAAAAAAGCAAGGAGCAATCTTGTGTATCAATTTAAAAAGCAGCACAACAGACTTCCGAATACGAGAATTACGTTACCTGGGAAGCTGATTGCGGCTGGTGAAAGGAGAAAGTAAATGGAAGAATACAAGCCGAATTCTCATAAATCCAAAGAAGAACAGCGAGAATCCGATGCTTTACCTGAGAAAAAAGTAGGGAAAGTAATCACCGGCTCTGCCAAATCAAAAAAGAAAGGTGAAATGCAGAAGTTTGCCGATGTCTTTATTTCCGAGGATGTCGGGAATGTCAAATCCTATATCATTATGGAGGTTTTGGTACCTGCGGTAAAGAAAGCAATCTCAGATATTGTGACGAACGGAATTGACATGATTCTTTACGGTGAAACAGGACGTACCAAGAAAAACTCGACAGCATCCAAGGTATCTTACGGAAAATTCTATGACCGGGATTCTGACCGGAGGAGGGATTATCGTTCAGCGGGGACGAGGGGCGGGTATGATTACGACGACATTATATTTGAAACCCGTGGGGACGCTGAGTCAGTTCTCGATGCTATGAACGACATTATTAGCCAGTATGGAGTGGTCAGCGTTGGCGACTTGTATGATTTGGCTGATGTATCAACAAACAATTATGCCGTGAATAAGTACGGCTGGACGGATATCAGCGGATGCAAGCCTGTTCGGGTAAGAGACGGTTATATTCTCAAGCTACCTAAGGCGCTTCCACTGAATTAGGGAGGGATTTGTTATGTATGAATCAAGAGACAAAATGGTATCCCATCCCGATCACTACCAGTCAGAAACCGGGTTGGAAGTAATCGAGGCCATAGAAGCGTTTACGTTCGACCTCAAGGGTATTGAAGCGGTGGATACCGGTAACATCATCAAATATGCGTGCCGTTGGAAGAAAAAGAATGGAATCCAGGACTTGGAAAAAATCATGTGGTACACGCAGCATCTTATTGATCATCTCAAAAATTTGGAAAAGGAGAATAATTAACCATGAAAAAAGAAGAAATCATGACGAAGGTAAGCGGAACCTTCAATAAAGTCGGCTTTCAGTTGAAAAAACACAGCCCGGAGATTCTCATTGTAGCGGGTATCGTCGGAACCGTAGCGAGTGCGGTTATGGCGTGCCGGGCGACAACGAAGGTCGGAAAAATCATCGACAAGACGAAAAGTGATGTGGATGAGATTCACGATGCGACAGAAAAAGGCGTGACCAAGGCGGGCGAAGACTATTCCATTGAGGATTCTAAGAAAGACCTGTCGGTTGTCTATCTTCAGACCGGGGTTAAACTTGCTAAGCTGTATGCGCCGGCTGTGGCTCTTGGCACTTTATCTATTACCAGCATTTTGGCATCAAACAACATTCTTCGGAAAAGAAATGTGGCACTGGCAGCGGCTTATGCAACCGTAGACAAGAGTTTCAAGGAATATCGGAAACGGGTTATCGAGCGCTTTGGAAAGGAGATTGACCGGGAACTTAAATACAACATCAAAGCGGAGAAGGTAAGTGAAACCGTTATTGATGAGGAAACCGGCAAAGAAAAGAAGGTAAAGAAGACCACTTTCGTCGTTAATCCGTCCGATGTAAGCGGATACGCTCGATTCTTTGAGAAGTACACGATGGACGAAGACGGAAACAGTGTCCTGAATCCCCACTGGGAAAGCAACAACGAGTACAATCTGATGTTCCTGAAAGCACAGGAAAAGTATGCCAACGATTTGCTCAGGGCAAAGAAACGCCTTTTCCTGAATGATGTTTATGACATGCTGGGGCTTCCTCCAACAAAAGCCGGTCAGGTTGTTGGGTGGGTTTACGATGCGGAGCATCCCATCGGTGACAACTATGTCGACTTCGGTTTGTATGCTGACAATCTGAGCTATTCCGATTTTGCGAATGGTCTGGACCCGGCCATCCTTTTGGACTTCAATGTGGACGGAAACATCTGGGAACTGATGTGACTGACGAATGGATTGGATAGTGCTGGCACAGGGAATCCCTATCGGGATATGATAGACTACCCTTGGCTTGGTTCAAAAGACTGACGAAGGGCAGCCGGATATTTTTAAGGAGACGTACATGAAAAAAATAACAGCGATAGCTTCAGCTTTTTCTTTGTGCGTGATTCTGATATGTTCAATCACTACGCACTCTGCCGGAAGTGAAATCTCTGCTGATTCACAAGCAATAGAAATCATTCCGGCATCTATGCCGGTGGTTACTTATATTCCGATAGAGGAGATTTCAGAGTCAAGCTCAGAAGAAATTGCAGATGAAGAACTTTTATCTGAGGAAGATATTTCGCTGATAGCATTGGTAACGATGGCAGAGGCTGAAGGAGAATGCGAAAAAGGAAAACGGTTGGTAATCGACACCATACTCAACCGCATGGATTCGGAGCATTTTCCCAATACGGCTTACGATGTTATCTATCAGCCATATCAGTTTTCCTCAATGTGGAACGGACGTGTAGACCGCTGTGAAGTGCGGGATGATATTTGTCAGCTTGTCAAAGAAGAATTGGAGGTTCGGACAAACTACGATGTTATATTCTTCACCGCTGGCTGTTACAGCGATTACGGCGTTCCCATGTTCCAGGTAGAACACCATTATTTTTCACGTTATGAATGAAAGGAGATTGACATATGAATAGCTTTTTAACATTGGTATCTTACACGCTGGCTGCTATGGCCGGAATCTGTTTTGTCGGCGGTCTTGCCGTTTTATCCGGCGGAAAGGAGCAGTAATCATGGATGGGATCGGGAACCTAATATCCATGCTCGATTATGTGCTGGATACAAAAAGAAAAAGGCATATTACCGGCGGTATCTTACTGAGCGTATCCTTACTCTTCGGAGGATTAGCACTTACAGTAATGACTATCAAGAACGAGGAGGATGAAGAAAATGAATAAAGCAACGGGCTTTGTGATGTTTGTTTTAGGCGCTGCCGTTGGTTCCGTAGCGACCTGGCAATACACCAAGAAAAAATATGAGTGGATTGCCCAGGAGGAAATTGACTCAGTAAAGGAGATATTCTCCAAGCGGGAATCGGCTGCGGATGTTGAGATTACCGCTCCTGAGCCGCAGACAGCAAAGGTCGGTAAACCGGAAGAAAAACCGGATATTTCCGAATATGCTGCGAGGCTGGAACGGGAAGGATATACCAACTACTCGAACGCAAGCGCCGGAGAGAAAAAAGAGGAGCAGGAAGCGATGGA